AGTAGATCAATCAGCACTTGCAGGAACAGGAATTGATTGGAATGCAGCAGAGTTAAGATTTGATATTGATGCAACAATTGCAACTACAGCATATGCTGATCAAGCAGAAGCAGACGCAATTACAGCAGCAGGAACAGCAGCAGACACAAAGATTTCAACTGCAGTAGCAGCACTTACAAAGTCTTCAGTAGGTCTTGGAAATGTTGACAATACTTCAGACGCTAATAAGCCAGTTTCAACTGCTACACAAACAGCGCTTGACCTAAAGTCACCACTTGCTTCACCAACATTTACAGGTACTGTCACCACAGGACATGTACTACCAGCAACAGATATTACATTTGACTTGGGCTCTCCTACAAAGATGTGGAGAGATATTTATGTTGGTCCAGGATCCTTGTACGTTAACGGACAAAAGGTTCTTCAAACTGACGCAGGTGACGTTGTTATCACTGCAGATGCTAATGAAAACTTGGCATTAAGAACAAGCGGAAGTGGTAACATTGAACTAGATCCAACAGGTGCTGGTTCTGTTAACATAAAGGGACCTTTAGTTGTTGAAGCAGGAGCCAACTTCTCAAGCAATGATGGAAACGGAATTGCATTTAGCAATGGAATAAAGGCTGATTCTGTATCAAGCAATACTCTAAATACAGACCTATCTCTATCTGGAAACGGTACAGGAAAAGTTTATCTTAATGATAATGCAGAAGTAAATGGAAACCTTGTTGTTGGTGGAAACCTAACAGTAAGCGGAACAACTACAACTGTAAACAGCGAAACAATCTCATTGGCTGATAACATTATCGACCTAAACAGCAACTTTACTACTGGTACTCCAACAGAGAATGCAGGAATAAAGATTAAGCGTGGAGACTCATCTGATGTTCAACTTCGTTGGAATGAGTCTACTGATTCTTGGGAGTTCACAAATGATGGAACAACCTATTCTGCAATTGCAGGACTTAATTCTCCAACATTTACTGGAACAGTATCTGGTATAACAAAAACTATGGTTGGTCTTGGTAATGTTGATAATACAACAGATGCTAACAAGCCAATTTCAACTGCCACACAGACAGCACTTGACCTAAAAGCCCCAATTGCTTCTCCAACATTTACTGGAACAGTAACAGTTGCAGCAGCAGGAGTAGCGTTTACAGATGGTACACAGACAAAAGAAGGAACTCCTTCGAGAACTCCTATTATCCAAAAAACAGCAGCGTACACACTTTCATCACTTACAGAAAGAGACTCTTTAATCGAAGTTGCACATAGTGGTACTTCAGCAGTAAATGTTACAATTCCTGCAGATTCAACACTAAACTTCCCAATCGGAACTTCTATTGATGTTCTTCAAACAAGTACAGGACCAGTTGCAATTGCAGCATCCGCAGGAGTAACATTAAACTCTACTCCAGGATCAACACTTCGTACAACTTGGTCATCTGCAACTCTCTTTAAGAGAGCAGCAAACACATGGGTTCTCTTCGGAGACCTAAAGTAATATTGTAATAAGAAAAGGGGAATTAAAAGATGGCAAATAAAAAAGTAGGAAAAAAGTCCCAAGCAGCAAATGACTTCTTGGAGCCAAAGCCACCAATCAATGTTGGCAGAACTGACGTTGGTACAAATAGACCATTTAATAGTGCAGCAGCATCAGTTACTTTTGAATTGCCAGCAGGTTCTCCACCAGCAACTTCTTACACAGTATCTGCAACATTTGTTGCAACAGGTGCAGGAGGAGATGGTTCAACTGGAACTACTGTAACTCAGGCAGGAGCATCATCCCCAATTGTTATAGGTGGACTTAAGTCTGCAGCATCTTATACATTTACTGTAACTGCAACAAATGCTTCTGGAACATCAGCAGCATCAACTGCTACTGATGCGCTTACTGTTACATCAGTACCAAACAAGGTTGGAACAGTAACTGCATCAGTTACAGCAGGGTCACAAAACGATACAATTACTTGGTCAGCACCAGCAACTGGTGGAAAGCCAATTACTCTTTACAGATATACTTCATCTGATGCTAAAACTGGAACATCAGCATCTTTATCTTCTTCAGTAGCACAAGAAGCAACAACTGCACAGACCTATCAGGTACGGGCAGAAAATGGTAATGGGTTTGGAGACTATTCTAATCCATCTAATAGCGTTACCACTCCTCCATTCTTCCCGCCGTTTTTCCCATTCTTCCCATTCTTCCCATTCTTCCCATTCTTCCCACCATTTTTCCCTTACTTCCCGTTCTTCCCATTCTTCCCACCGTTCTTCCCGTTCTTTCCATTCTTTCCATTCTTCCCACCATTCTTCCCATTCTTCCCATTCTTCCCATTCTTCCCACCTTACTTCCCGTTCTTTCCATTCTTCCCATTCTTCCCACCATTCTTCGTTGGAGTAGGTGTTGGAGTAGGTGTTGGAGTTGGAGTTGGAGTTGGAGGATGCTTCGCTAACTATTGCTGGCTATGCTCTTGCTCAAATTGTACTTGTTAAAAATTAGAAAGGGGTGTGTATACCAAATATGCACCCCTAACTAAAGAATATGATATACTAATAATTAAGAAAAAGGAGATATTATGTACGCAGTTTTATCAAAGAAAAATGAGACATCTTGGGATGTTCTTAGAACTATCGCTCCGTATGAAAATTTAGACAGGAACGCTATTGTTGAAAGTGCTGTAGCAAAAACTCCGCCTCCATTTGGAATGGAGACTACATCTTTTAGAGATAGCGCAAGACTTGGATCTACTTGGGATGGAGTTTCATTTTCTGGAGGAGTTAATCGACCTGAAGATTCTGTAGTACTTGATATCTGGGATGAGAATAAAAGATTTTCTTTACTTTCTGACAATGTAATAATTGCAAATTTTGTTTTAAGCAATTCTTCTGTTCTGTCAGATTTTATGTCTGAAAGATTTCAAGGAGAAGTTATTTTGGTTAAGGTTCCAGCAGACCAAGCAGTTGCTGCAGGTGAAACTCATGGCTGGGATGGCTCAAGATTTACAGAAGTTTAATTTTTAAACTATACAAATAGAAAAGGGTTTTAAAATGTATGATGAAAATAACAATGTGTGGTTTACAAAAGATAGGTCTGAAACAGCCTTAAATAGGTATCCATCAAAAACTATTGGGAATAACATACTGGTTGAAAATCCAGCATTAGGAATTAATCTGTACAGAAATGTGTTTTCAAAAGAAGATTCCGAAAGATATATAAAAACATTAGAGTCTAATTTGGGTGGAAATGGCAAATACAAATGGTCAGAGGCAAAAGTAACTAATTCAGATGTGCCAATTAAGAAGGCTAGAGACGCTGTAGACTTTAGATTTAAGCAAGAAAACTTGGGACCAAGAGATGAGCATAATGCCGAACTTATTGACTTGCATGAAGAGATCTATCAAAAGTTAAAGTTTTGTGTTGATGACTATGCCAGGTACTGGGGAATAAATGTTGTATACTATGAAGCATTTAACTTTGTAAAATACGAAGGAGAAGGAACTCACTTTAATATTCATGCAGATCACGGTCCAATGTACAACTGCACTGTATCCGCAGTAATATATATAAATGAAGACTATGAAGGTGGAGAAATTAGGTTCCCACGACTTGACGGATATACTCATACTCCAAAGGTAGGAGATATATTAATTTGCCCATCTAACTATATCTATGAGCATGCATCCTTACCAATGAAAGAGGGAGCAAAATATTGTGTTGTCGTAATGACAGACATTAATGAACTGGGACACAAGTAGTGTCTCTTGTTGCTATTTTCCGATCATTCAGACCATGGCTAAATAAAGATAGCGTTTCTGTTCCTGTTCCAACACAAAAAGAAATTCCAGATTGGTATAAGGATGCAGACAGATTTGCAAAAATGCCAAATGGAGAATACTACAAGGCCCCAAAAGAGGTTTGTCCATTTCCTAAAGAAGGAACAACAGATGATTACGGAAAGATTCCAACCTGGAAAGCCTGCCCAGCAATCATGGATGCTTTTTCAACAGGGTATGTGTTTAAAACCCCATGCGATCTAACATTTGCCAAAAATTCTTACGGAGTAATTAATGTAACAGTCGCTGATCCTAAGTATAAAGACTTTTGCACCCAGAGACCACCAATGCCACAGTTTGAACATCCAAAAGGATTTTATACACATCATTTTGCTTGGAGTTCTGACTGGGGGCTAGAGTTGCCAGAAGGTTATAGTGCTCTGTTTATGACACCAATGAACAGATTTGATCTTCCATTTATGAACACTACTGGAATTGTTGACAGCGACAAGGTGCATCTTCTTGGAAGTTTTCCATTTTTTATTGCAGATGGATGGGAAGGAACAATCCCAGCAGGAACTCCATATCTTCAGGTGCTGCCATTTAAAAGAGAAAACTGGGAACACGAAATAGAAATTTTAAGTCAATCTGATATGTATGGTAAAATGGTAGATAACGCAAACTTTTACCGTCAACCAGATGGCGGGGTATATAAAAATAAAGTATGGTCAAGACGAGAGTATAGATAGGAAACAAAATGCAAACTTGGACAGAAAAAGAAATTCTTGGAAATGGAATTGTGTGTTACAGAAACGTTATAAAAAACGAGTTTGATGTAATAAACAGACTTGAAAATGCTCTTGGCTCTGTTGCTGGGTATGGAGAATTATCAGCAGAAGGCAAAAGATACCATTGGATGCCAGCATACGTAGGATATCAACAATTGATGCCAGACTATAGAGACTGCGTAGATTTTAAATTTAAGAAAAGTGACATAGAATTAGACAAAAGCGAAGAGTCGCTAAAACTACAATCTTTATGGCAAGATATATATGACGCACAGGCTGCTGCTGTAGAAGATTACAGAAGAGATTACAATATTATGCCATTAAAATATTGGGAAGCCTTTAATTTTATTAAGTATGGTCCAGGTCAACACTTTAAAGAACACCACGATCACGGATACTCATACAATTGCACGGTCTCACTTGTTGCATATGTTAATGATGACTATGAGGGTGGAGAGTTGTATTTTAGACTGCAAGGTCTGAATATCAAGCCAAAGGCTGGAGATCTTTACATTTTCCCATCAAACTTCATGTATCCTCATCAAGCAATGCCAGTACACTCTGGAACAAAGTATTCAATTGTTACTATGCTTGACTACAGCAAGAAGTACCATACACCAGATATGTATGACCCAAAGTGGGATAAAGAATAGTGATCAACATCTCAGTTGAGAAGATGCCTGGCAACTCTTTTGTAATTTCTCCCATGTCTATCAAAAGAGATTGGATGGATGCTACATCAGAAAATCATGCATATAGATGTTTTCCTGTAACACAAGCAAATGTTATTGGATGGAGTCTTTCATGCTTAGAGGATATTTCTTTTATCTGGGATGGGATAAATGACCAAACACAAGACCACATTAAGATTGTTTCTGCACCAGAAGGGTCTTATACTGGAAGAGGGCAATCTTCTCTTAGCCTTAACACTGGGTTAGTTTTTAAAACTGAACAAGAAGTAAGCATACTTAGCATAAATCCAGTAAACTATTTTAATGAAGATTTTGAGACAATGTCAAATCTAATTAGCACTTCCTTTTTTGATAATCCGCTTCCTTTAGCGATTAAGGCAAAATCAGCAAATAAAGAAGTAACAATAAAGGCTGGAACGCCATTAGCAACAATCATTCCAATATCTTTGACTAATTTAAATAATAGTGCTATAGAAATTGTTAATTATAAAGATGAAGACAGGTCTAGAACAGAGTCCAATATTGCCTATGGAGAAGCAGCACAAGTGCTAAACTCTTCTGGGCAATGGACTGATTGGTATAGAGATGCTGTTGATGAAAATGGAAAAACACGAGGACAGCATGAAACAAAAACATTAAAACTTTACGTTAATGATAATACTGGTGCACAATGAACGACACAAGGCCAAACCATGATGATATGGTAAATAACTATATTCAAAATGCAAAAGATGGAAAAATTAGTCATTATATAATTACAGTCTCAAGAGATGGAGAGTCTCCAGTTAGATCAATAATATCTTTTGATAATGAAAAGCAGGCTAACGAAGGATATGAAATGTATCAAGATGCTGGCTTTGCAAAAGACTATTTAACTGTATCTATGTATGAGCCATCTGGAAAAATAAATACAAAGGTTTTAAAAAGAAACCACGCAGGAGATCCATCATTTGTAAGGCAAAACTATATAGATACAGTTGAAGCATTGCACTCTTTGAAGGATAAGTTAGACAAGGAAGACTATGAGAATGTCTGCATTAAAATTGTCACTTCTTTTGCAAAAGATAACTGGAGATTCAATCCAGAAAGGTTTTTAAAACAACTAGAGATTGAGAGGGAATTATAGGGTATAAACCCTATGATATAATCAAATTATGGATAAATCAGAAGCATCTGTTGTTGTTAGAAAGCCTTCTATGACACCTTCTGGGTGGTTTGGCAATAGCAAAGATATGATTGTTGAGTTAGAAAATTTTATGACTCAAGAAGAGATGGACTTTTTAGAAAAGGCTGCAAAGTCTTTAACAATTTGGGATGTAACAGAAAGCCACGTTAATGAAAATGGAACTGTTGTTTATGATTCTAATTATTGGAAAGACAGAGTAGCAACATATCCTACTTTAAATAAAAACAATCCAGAAATAGCCCCAGTTGTTGCAGGACTATTTGAAAGACTAAAGCCGATTGTTGAAGATTTTTACAAGGTAGAAGTTATACCTACAGGACCTACAATTGTTAGATGGCTACCAGGACAGTTGCAAAATCCGCATGCAGATAAAGAACTTCATGAAGGACCAGATGCAGGTCTTCCAAATGATTTTCCAAACTACGATCTTTCAAGTCTGTTTTATTTAAATGAAGACTATGAAGGTGGAGAACTATATTTCCCATTACAAGGAATTCAGTTTAAGCCTAAAAAGGGTGCAGCATATTTTTTCCCAGGGGATAAAAATTATATTCACGGAGTAACAGAAATTAAAAGTGGTATTAGATACACCTGTCCTTTCTTTTGGGAGATAACAAAGCACACAGGAGAAAGACAACCATGACAACACAGCCTGTAGAGCATATTGAGATATATCCAAATATATTTGTATATAAAAATCTTTTTAAAGATATATCTAAAACAACATCTTTGTTAAAAGAAGAAGACGAAGAAGGCTTGTTTAGTCCATGGACCCAGTGGGCTTCTTTTGGTCAATACATTAATCCTTTATTTAAAGATCATCCACACACGATGACTATGGATTACATAGAAAAAGAAGTAGAAACTGCAAGCCCAAAACAAGAAGAACAAAAACTTGCAATTTTAGAAGTTTTTAAAAATTTTCATTTAGCAACAAAAGATTATATAGCCAAACATAATGTTGAGTTTGATGAGGAAGCATTAGTAAAAGATCACGATGGTGCAACTCGTAAACTTTGGACTAGTAATGGGCCTTCAATTGCAAGATATAGAACAGACATTGAAGACTCCATAGGATTGGTCTACCACTCTGATTATGTAAGAGAGCCAATTAAAAGCCCAGGAAACAAGTTTGTAATAACGGCATTAACATACTTTAATGATGATTATGAGGGAGGAGAAATTGATTTTGTTGTTGGCAAAGATGCTTATATGTATAAGCCAGAGGCTGGAGACGTTTTAGTTTTTCCTTCAGGTCACCCAGACATACTAACTAAGGATGGCAAAGTTTACCTACACGGGGTTATGGTTCCAAGAAAAGAAAATAAGTATATTGCCAGAATGTACTGGATGAAGTACGAAGATGCTTCTCAAGAATGGATTGACAAAGAAAATGATTTTGGAAAAGAAGTGTGGCAAGAAATGCAAACAGAAATTATAAAAAACTTTTGGGCTGGCATTCCGCCAAGAAAAAGTGCAGGAGAGGTAAACAGAATAAAATGAATTTAAATAATAAAAAAAGAATAACAAAAGATATTGTTGTTTATGAAAACTTTATAAGTAAAGAAGATTGTCAAAAAATGATACAGGCCCTTGATGCACAAGCAGACAATGGAAAGATTTCATGGATGCCAATATCTTTTTATGAGTCATACTCTTCTGTCCTTCCACAAGACAACGATCAAGAAGTGTTAGATGCTGGCCTTATCCCAACAATCTTTTCAGACATTGAAAAAATGATGCCAGAGGCAATAGCATCAGTTCACGATCTTGATCCAAAGATTATATCTAAGATTGGGTATCACACACAAAAGTGGGAGCCAGGAGCCTATGCAAGAATTCACTCAGATAACACGGATGAGCACGGAAACTCTGGAGCATTTACAAGAAGTCGCTACGCTGGATTCTTATATCTTAATGATGATTTTGAAGGTGGGCTTCTTAGGTTTCCAGATCAAAGCATAGAGATTAAACCACAGGTAGGAATGCTTGCTGTTTTTGACGGGGGATTTAATAATATGCACGAAGTCTCCTTAATAGAAAGCGGAGTAAGATATACCATAGGATCTTTCTGGGACGATAGGGAAGAATCTGATTACCCACAAGAAGTACGAGACGCTTGGGCAGCAGAGATGAAAGAGACAAGGGCAAAGCAAGAAATTGAAAGAGCAGAATGGCAAGAGTTATTAAAACAAGGATACAAATTAGATAAAAATGGCAACAAGTATAAGGTTGGAGACTAAAATGGAAATTTTCTTAGAGAAAGAATTTGTGGATGCTAATTATGAGATAGAGGTTTGGCACGACCAAGTTCTTGCTATTAAAAACTTTATATCGGATGAAGAGTTAGAAACAATTTGGCAAATAATCAATAACGCTACAGAAGCAGACTGGGGCATAGAATATACAAAAAATCTTGCTAGATTCTGCATGGAAAAATTTGGAAGAGACGACGTTGACAATCTGGTTGCTGAAGGCAAGTTTGAGATTACTCAAGGATGGCAAGACAAGAACCTGAACATTGTTCATGAGCCAATCACTGTTACTCTACAAAGAAGACTTGGTAATTTAATTGCTCTTTCAGATCCATCTCTAGAACTTGCTGGGTTTGGAACATTGCAAAGAATGCAAGAAGGAGTTGAACTAAAGTCTCATACAGACCAGCACACTGACCCATCAATAAGATATGCTGCTATCTTGTACATTAATGATGACTATAAAGATGGAACATTATTCTTTGAAAACAAATCAGAATCTGATTTGAGACCAGCACCAAAGACATTGCTTATTTTTCCAGGAACAGAAGAATATGAGCATGGTGTAAGACCTGTAGGAAAAAATAGTCCAATAAGATATGTAACTGTTGGATTTATAAAAGTTAGAGGTTGGTATGAAAATAATAAATACTAAGGAGAAATACTATGGATAGAGAAATACTTGAAGAGAAGGTTTATTATTACACAAACGTAATTGAAGACCCAAAGAAACTTGTTGACGCAATTGAAAATGATAATAAAGATGAGTGGGGAGAGTGGATGGCTTGTAGTGGTCAGCACTACGTGTATGGAACCGACAAGACAATTGCTCCTTCAGAGGGAAATGACTATATCTATAAGACTTTAGAAAAAGCATTTGACGATGTTGCAAGAGATTATGCAAAGGCTCAAGGGATTACAGATGAGCCAAAGTTATTTCCTCAGTATCCAATTAAGAAGTATCAGCCAGGAACATTTATGGGCGCACACTTTGATCAGCAAGAGGGTGATGAAAGACTTAAGGTTTCTTTTGTAATGTATCTTAACGATGACTACGAAGGTGGAGAGATATCTTTTACAATTGCTTCTCCAGGAGGAATATTAACAGGAGCAAGACCTCCGTCAGATTTTGATCTTGCAGAAAAAGACACAAATTATACATTTGCAGTAAAGCCAAAAGCAGGAAGTATTATTGTTTTCCCTCCATCACCACCATATCATCACACTGCTCACTTAGTAAAAAGTGGTGAAAAGATAATGGTTCCTCAGCACTGGATCCACTAAACAATAAACCTAAACAACATATTTAGGTAGAGTTTTACTTTTTTGAAAACTCTGCTATACTTAACACTATTCCGTTTTTGAAAGGACGATACGCATTATGTCAGATTTTTTTAGTTTTAAACTTCCAGAGGACTTTGTAGAAAAGTATAAAGCACAAGAGAGCCCGTTTGGTTTTAAAGATGCAGCAGAAAACTCACTTGGAGAAATTACTTTTATTCGTACATATTCTCGAATGAAGGAAGATGGAACTAAAGAAAGATGGCACGAAGTTTGTCGTCGTGTAATCGAGGGTATGTATTCAGTACAAAAGAATCATGCTAAAGAAAATCGTCTACCATGGAATGACTACAAGGCTCAGAAGTCTGCACAAGAAGCATTTCAAAGAATGTTTGAATTGAAGTGGACACCACCAGGACGAGGCATGTGGGCATTTGGAACTCCTATGACCATGGAGAAAAAGAACTCTGCAGCACTACAAAACTGTGCAATGGTTTCAACAAAGGATCTTGACAAGAATGATCCAGGAGCACTATTTGCTTGGG